GTGTTTTTAGTCTTGCTTTGGTCGGTGCTTCTGCACCGCTTGTTTTACAATTAGTAAGGCCATTAGTAAAACAGGTGGTTACAAAGCTAACAAAGAAAAAAGAGCCAAAATCGTAGGTATAAACATAAGCAAACTTTTTTACAAGCCCCTTACAGCCGATTCTGGAGGGGCTATTTTTGTGGTTTTACTTCAATTTTGTGTGTATGAGGTATAACTTGGTTTGGCGGTATTGAAACTACTATACCTTCACAAGTAACTGCATATTTACCAACAAACTGCACCCCACTACGCACTTGCTCGCCACATATTTTGAGCCGGTATAATTCCATCTCCATTTTTAGCTTTTGTGTTAATAGCTTTTGATTTTTTATATTTACTTCTGTAGCTTCATGGCAAAGTTTTGGTGCTTTGCCTAATGGAATACTTATCTGGGCAGATATACCATAATTAAGGTTGTAATTATCTTTTTCAAATCTAGGAGTTTTTGTTGTATATTTTACCGCACCTGTATTCTCGTCATATATTTCTTGATAGGTAAATCTTTCTATAGGGCGGTTAAAGCTCCACGCATCTGTTAGATAAGGTGTAATCGTTAATGTAGGAGAAGAACAGACAATACCTTGCGACATCCTAAATTGTGGATGACTGGAAGGGGTTATCATTGTGGCATTATTATTAACTACCCCAGTCGATTGGCTTTGCGGACTTGCTACTGTTGTATTAGCTAAGACTTTTACAGGACTTAAAAATATAGCTATTGCCCAAACGTACTTGTAGATTCTGTTGTAGTTGAAGTGGTTATAGTTCTGGTTATGTTGGTTACTGTATCGAGACCCGGAGCCATCACACTTTCTACCAGACTGAAAGAACTTGCTGGATTTGATACTTTCCACCTTGGGTTTGATGTTCCGTCTAAAGAAGTCCAAGTAAAGTTTACTCCTCCAACAGTTTGTTCATTAACACTTGTAGGTGTTGGGTTGATGTAACCATTAATATCTGTTGATTCTATATTGTGACCCGAAACACTAAATGTATAACCAGTTCGATACTGATAGCTAGTTATAGTCTCATTTATGACAGATTCAGAAGTGCTTGAAGTCGTACTCGACCCGGATCTGAACTGAGGGACTACCGGGGTAGCAAAAACCTTAATCGGGTATATAAATACTAGCAGTAGCCAGAGTTTAGTCAATTTCTATGCTGACTGAAGTAGATGCAAGACAGCTAGTACCTGACCCTCCAGCAGTACAAGTTGTAATCCCAGAACTAAGATTAGTAAGAGCAAGCGACCCGGCAGTACCCCCAGAAATTACTGTCGTTTGTCCTCCTAAAACTGGAAGAGTTGCTATTCCAGAACTAGGTGTGATTGCAGATTGAGTACTGTCTCCAGCTTGATAACTTTCGCTGAAAGAGAAGGCAGAGCCAGCAGTTGTGACAGTTTTGTTTGTATTAATAACAGCAGGCACACCCGAAGATAGCGAACCAAGATTAAGTCCTCCTATTGCATTAGTAACAAGAGAATCACCTGTTCCAGTAGATGTTGTGATATTGTTTCCGCTTATGCTGTAGCTCGATGGGGCTGCATTAGTAATTACATAAGGTGAGTCAATAGATATTTGTGCAGAAGTTACATATTTAGTTGTTATTTCAGCATATGTTGGAGTTGCTGCAACTGCAAAAATAAATGGAAGTAGCTTTTTCATTTTTGTGGTTTAGGGTCGATTACTTCTGCTCCCTCAATCTTAAGAGGAGTTATTACCCTTATAGTCTGCACTATACCTTCGCTTTCCGCAACTTTATCGTCTTTCTTGCTACCTTTTTTAGCTTGCTCTAGTCCAAAACTAGACAGCGCAGTAGCTAGGAGAGAAGCTGGAAATGTAATATCCTGTTTTTCTCCAGTAGTTATGCCAGGAATTTTAGGCAAGTAGTTGCTTGTAACCAGGAGTCCACTCCAAAAAACAACCAGAAGCCTTACTGCAACTGAGATGTACTCAAATTGTTCTTCCTTATCAGCAACTTTTTCTTTTAATTTTTGAAAAAGATTTTTAGGTTTCTTAGCTGTCATAACCCTTTTCTGTCATAATAGACATATATTGAGGACTCGTAAAGTGGTAGAAGTAGTTGCAGCAGTAGGTGGGGCATTATTAACAGCGTGTTTTGTATCTGTGGGATCAATATCTTATAGAGGTAGGCAATCAAGAGATGACCTTGTGCGAAATACAACAGCGATAGAATTATTAACAACAAAAATAGATGATATGCACGATGATATGAAAGAGGTATTTCATCGACTAAAAGAAGTAGAGCTTGCTGTTGTAGAGATTAAGCCAAGAAGATAGCCTCTTCCGTTATGACCAGTAGAAGAGGCTATAGCTCTATGTGTGAGGAGTGAGCTACTATAAACGTAGCAACATATAAAAAATCATGCTAAAAGTTATTGAACCTATCCTTTTTGCCTTTCTTCGTGGAAAAGCAATTAAAAAACTCGCACTGGATATAGTACGAGCCATGGTCAAGAAATCCGATAATACTGTGGATGATCGCCTTTGCGATATGTTAGAAAAAGCTTTGTTTCCAGGTAGATAACTATTTTCCTAATTTAACTTTTACTTTTTTAGTTTTCTTTTTTTTAGACGATCCATAGCCTCTTGTCTGTGTGTGCATAGTGAGAATGTAACTAAATCAAGTATAGCTTTGTTGCCTTATTAGACCAGTACGTTAGTCTTTAGTTGGGGGTACATATAATGAAACTTGTTATGCCTTGGTCTAACTGGTTTAACAAACAAGCCAAAAAAAGACGTAAAGTAGAGCCTTGGGTTTTGGCTGACGTTACATTAGAAGAAGAATTACACGTTGAAATATTTTTGCGTCATGTTATAGAAACGCTTGACCCTAACGACATACCAGATCTTATAAGTGCTTTTGCAAAAGAAAATTTTAGATTAGTAAAGATAATTAACCAAGCAGGGGATCATATAGACAAAATAGATCCTAGATCTTCTTCTCCCAAAAGTAAGCGCAATCCTTCGCCCAGACTCCCCCACTAGCCTTGCCCTCTGGCATACCAAGACCACATTCTGCTTTTATAACTAGATGATGTATGCAATCTATACATAGAGGATGATCTCTACTCATACATCTAGCATCTGCATATAAATATTCTGCTTCTATAAGTGCAGGTTCTAACTCTTTAGCTTTTAAAGGTAAATTAAGTTTACCTTTTTTTGTTTTAATCTTTACTCGCCATACTGTAGGTTCTTCTTCATATAGAACCATGCGACCAGCATGGTATCTAAGAGAAGCCATTTTTAAATTTATGCCTCGTAATCATCAGGTGGAGGACTGAGCCAGTATCTTGTACCATTTATAACTCTAAATACATGATTACCGCAACATATAATCTGCCCTAAGTCTTTCTGCTGCTGCCTGTGCTTCTGATCGTGTCTCAAATGTTCTGCTGAGATAGACAACTTTTCCGTCATAAAACCAACCTTTAAATTTATATGTAAGACCACTATATATTGGCTGGACTCCAAAATTACCTTTGCAGGCTAAATGTGTGACATACAAGATTTTCTATTATTTTTATATCAATTCGTAAATACAGTCTTTCCATCTAGCCTTAATATATTTAACAGCTTTAGTTTGTGTTTCTGCGTATGTAGATATTTTCATAGGTGCTGTTCCTATTCCAACTCCTTTAACAATAAAAGTAAATTTTTTTGTTTTTTTATCTTTTAACGGTCTTGTAACACCTTCCATATCAGGTGTCATTGCCAGTATTTCTTTATCTCTAAAATTCTGAGATTGCATTTTCGGCTGCCTCCTGTTCTTTATCAGTAAAATCTCTAATTAACATCTTTGCGACCTTATTTACGTTGTAGTTATGTTTAATAATGATAGTCCTAATATTTTCATCTACCCAATCACTGCGAAGACTTGCAGTATGATTATCTGCATATTCAACGATATGATCGTACCCTCTAATATCAGAATCTAATTTTTTTGCTAATTCTTCAAGCTTGTTTTCTCTAAGCTTGTTTAGCTTACGTTCTGACTTGCGACTTTGTTTTGGTGTCATGTTATTTTTTCCAATTCAGCAATAGCTAAAGAACGTGCTTTGTTATGGATAGTTCTAAACTCGTTTCTATCTATATATTCTAAAATAATTTGGGAGAAATGTTTATCATAAATAGATCTAAATAAACTTTCATCGTGATCTAAACTAATAAGTTGAGATAAAAAAGCTTTACATACCTGTTGTTTGCGTCTTACTTTTTGATGCCAATCCTTATCATAAGATTCTTGTTTTTCCTGTTTAAATTTCTTAATATAATCATCCATATTGTTGATGGCTGTCATTAGCTCATCTTTCAACAACAAAATCTCTGGATTAGATAAAGAACCGACATCATCTATAGAAACAACTTTATCAATTTGTTTACTGTTAAATGTTAAAGGCATAGATAAGGATAATTTCATTCTATTTTAGCTTAATTTGGCTTAAAATCTACTAAAAGTGAGGGGGCTTACATAAGAGAAAAACTCACCAAAAACCCTTATTGCCCCATGTTTAAAAAGGAAACTCCTCTTCTTTTTTCTTAGGTGTAGAGTCTGATGAACTTGACTCATTAGCATCAGCTTCTTCTATATCTTTCATAGTTTTATAATCAGGCTCTAGGTTAAGACCTATATATTTTTTGCCTGACTTACTTTCATTAAGATAACCAGTAGCTCTAATAGTAACTACACCTTCTCCATGAAAATCGCTATGCTCTGGTTTTGCTTTTTGCACATAAGTACATAGTTTAATAATTTGATCTTCTGTAATCTGCATAACACCAGAATACTTAGGGTAGTTTTTATTAGGATCGTAGTTTTCCTTATAGCGTTTTTTGTGGTCTTCTGCATCTTGTGAGAAAACTGCAAGTGGTAATTTAAAGTCCATAGATAAAAATTAATTGGATTGACGTTTGGCTGTTTCTAAATCCTCTATCTCAGCCAACTTATAGAGGATCTTTCCGTTAATGGTGTAGAAAGAAGGCGGTTTGCCTTCTCTTCTCCATCTTTCAACAGAACCAATATGAACTCGCCATCTTTCAGCAAGTTCGCTAGGTGTTAAAAACTCTTTCTTAGAATCCGAAGTCATCTTTGTCCTCCTGTTGATCTACAACTATCTCAACATTACCTGTAGTAACATCAATAGGCTGTATATCAACTACTTCCTCGCTAGTCTGCACACCTAGTAAAAGATCAGGTATGTATTGCCTACCAAAGAAAGTAGCAGCCCTGTTTCTAAGCATTAGTTCTGGCATAGATTGATACTTACTATTTTTAGTCCAACCTTCTTGTCTAGCCATCTTCATAGATACTGCTGTACCTTTTACTAACTTGTTATCTTCTAGTCTTATTGCTTGGCATTGGACAGATAAAGTATCATCTTTGCCAGTTACTATATAGTCAAAGTTTTTAAATCTATTACAACCTAATATTTGACTAGATACAAAAGCAGCACTCCAACTTGGTCTGCCATGAATAATATTTAGATTTTGCATTACCGTAAGAGGACTAAGATTCATTCTCTTACTCATCTCTAGTG